CAAGGGCAAGTAGTTCAGTGGATCAGAACAGCGCACTTCTAATGCGTTGGTCGGGGGTTCGAATCCCTCCTTGCCTGTTGGAAACTTTATGTTTCCTTTAATCCCGTTTAGCACAGTTGGTAGTTGCGTTGGACTGTTAATCCGAATGTCGCTGGTTCGAGCCCAGCAACGGGAGCCTGCCTCTAAAGCATTGTGGTGATGCACCGCTCTTGTAAAGCGGAGACGACAGTTCAATTCTGTCTAGAGGCTTGACAAGGTTACGATCTTGTCTTATGATACTCCTGTCCGTGTGAGGGAGTGCGTTGGGGGAGAAATCTCCCACCACCTGCGGAGTTAATTCAGTGGTAGAATGGCTGCCTTCCAAGCAGTTCGTCGTCGGTTCGAATCCGATACTCCGCTTCGGGAATCCGAATTCCCGTTGTTGTAAAACTTAATAAATAAAAATGTGATGAAGCCTCAACTACTCGCCTAGTCACAAAGTAAACAGAGACTTGTCGAGTCTCTTTCCATCCGCAGGTATATTACTCTGCGAGAAAATAACGAGGTATCAAAAATGATTAAATCCGCATTCGCAGTACTCGCTACTGCTCCCCTTTTCGCTGGTGCTGCAATGGCAGGACCCTACGTTAACATTGAAGCCAACTCTGGTTTCACTGGTAGCGATTACTCTGGCACCACCACCGACCTGCACGTAGGTTACGAAGGTTCGACTGGTGCTCTGGGTTACTACATCCAGGGTGGTCCTTCGGTTGTCTCCCCTGACGGTGCTGCTTCTGACACCGTATTCTCTGGTAAGGTTGGCGGTTCTGTTGCTGCTACCGAGAACCTGGGTGTCTACGGTGAGTTCTCGCTCGCAACTGGTGCTAACGGTGGCACCAACTCCTACGGCACCAAGGCTGGTGTTAAGTGGACCTTCTGATTCACTGAATCCGTGCTATAATACTGGGGACTTCGGTCCCCTTTTTTTATGCTTAAAAAGATTCTCCTTCATCCAGTTACGCATTTCAATCTTTTGGTTGTTGGATTTTTAGCTTTGATTCAATCTATGCATACTCACGTCCATTACACAATGGAGATTGATGCTGATAGTTATGTCTACAACTTTTGTAGAAAAAATGTAGAGAAGTGCAAAAAGATTATTGACAAATGACTGTACCATTTTTTGTTGAAGAACCTTACACTTGGAAAAAAGTAGAAGTTCCTTATGATATCGTCCAGTATTGTGATGCTTTCACTCTTGACGCGGATCGTGAAGACCTCCGATATATTGATTGTGTGTGGATGCATATGGGATATTATGGTGTTCCAACGCACGTTATGAAAGCAGTTCGTGATGAGTTTCATGGTCTTCCTGTAAAACCAATTTTTGAGTAAGAATATATAAGACAGTCTAGAAGGTATTATGAAAATAAATCTCTGGTACTCAAAAAGCATGGAACAATGGCGTTGGACTTTATGTGAAAGTAAAAAAGGTGTTTGGCAAGAATCGGGACAGAGACCAGATCTCCGTGATGCGATGAATGATGTGGCAAACACAGTAGAATATATTATGGAGAAAAAACATAAATAACTGAAAAACTGAAGAAGTAGAACACATTATACTGATGGATAATATAAAAATCAGATGCCGATCCTGTGGACGGGAGTTAGAGGGGCATCAGAATAAAACCGTAACATGCGGTTGTCCAAACATGGCAACGATTCGTGGTGATAAAGTTTCAGCAGTTGACTTATCCGAAGTTATTATGCTAAACTCTTATCAATCCCAAAATAAAAAGGGAGTCCTGACTCAGCAAGATATTCAGTGGCAGGAACAAAGACGACAAAGAAAAGTTCGTAAACTAGACTTTGAAGTTAGATAAAATTGGAAAGGTGGCCGAGTGGTTTATGGCAGTTGTCTTGAAAACAACCGTGTTAGTAGCACCGGAGGTTCGAATCCTCTCCTTTCCGTTTCTTAATATTTTCTTCAACACTTTGTTGATACCAACACAATATTGACGTTTTGAAAGTGCTTACTATAATAGCTAGTAGGTATTTTAAACTAATCAAATGGATGATCACACCTACAATAACTGGGTGAAGGTAAAGGCAGTCTTTGAAGAGTCTGGTAATACCGATAATATGTTCTACAAAAGGGCAGTAGCAATCGTACAAACTAGAAAAGATCCCTTGGCAAAATTTCTTGGAGATGAAAAATAATGTTTAAAGACTGGGGTAAGGATATCGAACCTCCAGACAGGTTGAGTCGTGAAGAAGTTCAGGAGATGATTGACGATGCCATACGAAAGCACAATCGAAATGCTTCGATTATCAGTATGTGTGTTGGTTGGGTTGTTCTTGCACTTTTTGCTGAAGGTCTTCTTCGACTTATCGGAGTAGTACCTCCTCTTTTGCCATGGTTAAAAATTACTTTAAACTAATGTCGGAAGAAGACTACGAACGGTTACAAGAAAAAGTTAAAGAACTTCGAATAGCATTGTTGTTCGAAGAACCTTGTCCTTTATATGAGGAGGTCGAAGATGAACTGGACTGAGTTCATCGAGTTCATTGCTAGTGTTTTATACCTTTATATTGCTTGGTTAAGTGGTATTTTACTTGGATATCTTATTGGTAGAAGAGATGGAGGAGATTAATGAAAAACTGAATAGGATTCAACATTTTCAAGAACTACATAAAGCAATGGAGATAATCAAATGAAAGTAGGAATGATCGGACTGGGACGAATGGGGGAAGGAATGTCCCGTCGTCTCATTGCACACGGACACGAAGTATGGGGTTACAGGAATAACTATGCAAAAGCTGAAGAACAATATGAAAAGGGTTATATCAGTGGATGTACCACTTCTGTGGAAAGCCTTGTTCAAGTAATGCATAGTTACAAGTCTGTTTCTGATAAGAAACCAGCAGTTTTTATGATGGTTGTACCAGCAGAAACAGTAGAGGAAACGATCAATGGGTTACTACGATTATGTCGTGAAGGCGATATTGTTATTAATTATGGCAATAGCAGTATTGAGGACTGTTGGAAAAGAGAAGAGTATTGTTCAAAATTGGGCATCGCATATCTTGACTGTGATACTAATCGTGATGTTTGTGATGTGGATGGTGGATACAACTTTATGGTTAGGGGTGGAAATACTGCAATCGCCACTTGTAAAGGCATTTTTCACGCAATCGGACAGTGGGACTATACCACCAAACATTCATCTATAATCTAATGGAACACTTGTTAGGAAAAGCACTCATTATAGTTGCAATACCCTTTGTAATCACTACAATCTATTTCGGTTCTAAGAAGGGGCACTACTATGAATCCGAACACTATAAGGGCAATGGCACCGCACACTAGAATGCGGTTTCATTTCGCAGCATCATCTTTCTCAAGAATATATGGAGTCAGTCACGTTTCATCAGATATGATTGACTTTTGCTATGAATGGGCACTCCAAGAGGAAGTGGCACCACTCGATTGTTTAAATCACACAGATCGATACTTTAGAGGACTATGGATAGAATACAAGAACTAAAAAGAGAAAATATGTGGCTCAAAGAGGAGATTCGAAGACTGAGGTATCAGTTATCTCAGAAAGAGGAAAGAGAATGGGCACATCCAGAATCATGTTTGCATAACTGTAACCCCTGGGAAACATGGAAGTCCAACTAGGGATTCTATTTTTTATGTGTATGTTTGGTGTATTTTTATTTGTAGTTTCTATCTTTTCAGAATAATGGGACACTTCGCACGGTGGGCATTAGAGACACCAGTTACATTAGGATTTCTTTGTTACCTTTTAGTTGTGGTGCCTATTCTGGGTATCTATCTTATACACAAATACAACTGGCAACACTGGGAACCATTTGACAAGGGACACAAGAAGTAGTATAATTAATTCTGTTGGGAGGTAAGACCACTCAACGCAACGGGGATTAGTAAAATGGTATCACGCTGCGTTTGGGACGCAGAAACGCAAGTTCGATTCTTGCATCCCCGATAGCCAGTTTTCCGACTGGCACACTTGACTACATAGTCACAACACCTTATAATAACTAGGTAAACCAAAAACAACAATGGCACTGACTGAAAAATTCAAGAAAGACATTAGCACTCTTCGTGCTGCTGCTAATGGAGATTTTTATCTTGATGTAAAGAATCCGAAACTTTACAAAAAAGTCCGTCGATATTATGAGTCAGAAGGAGTAGTATTCTCCGGTGACCCTCTTGATGATTATGAAATTCTTATGGAATATATCTATCAAGATCTTGAGACTGTTGAGGTTGCTTGATGAAAGTTGTGAAAAAACCAACTGTTCTTATGGAGCAGTTTCCTTATCGTTATGTTCAGGTTGGTAAGTTGGAAATCAACGGAAAACCAGATTGCCGTATTCAAAAAGTAGATTCTTATACTGGTCGTTATCGAGATATGTATCTCTGTGATAATGAAATGCAACTTATGACTGCAATGGAAGATTTTGAGTACACCAAGTGGTTGGACCCAGATATGGTTCCTTGTTATGTCAAGGACGATGAAGACACGGATGGTCTATAACAGCACTGGTCGGTTGAAGTATCCCCTTCATTCCCGAGTCTTGGAATGACTCTAAACTTACCCTGGTGGAGTCATTAGACCCTATTATGAGTTTCCAATCTCTCTCAAGGATTGGTGGTGCGGATGGGATCTCTCTCCCGCCCTGTTTCTTGCTTCAGGTTAAAGAGCAAGTGGCGTGCATGAAAAGACCGTATGAAGCAGGGTTGCATAAACTCTGCTTTTTTAGTATAATAGATACTATGTGAATCTTTAGTTTTAATGTCCGACTATAAGAAGACGGCACTCGTGCTCGGTGCTGGTGGATTTATTGGAAGTCATATGGTCAAACGACTTCGGCAGGAGGGATATTGGGTTCGAGGTGTAGATCTCAAACTTCCCGAGTATTGTGCATCTCATGCAAATGAGTTTATTGTTGGTGATCTGAGGGACACACGTTTTGTTGCTCGGTGCATTCGATATGCTGGAGAAACTGGTAACTTCTACGTCAGTATCGTAGATAAGTTCCTGGAACCCTTCGATGAGATCTATCAGTTTGCTGCTGATATGGGTGGTGCAGGTTTTGTTTTCACTGGTGAGAACGATGCAGACATTATGCACAACTCTGTGTCTATCAATCTAAACGTTCTTGAAGAGCAACGCAAATGGAACGAAATTACAGAGCAGAATAAGACAAAGATTTTCTATTCTGGATCAGCATGTATGTATCCAGAGCACAATCAACTTGATCCTGATAATCCAGATTGCCGTGAATCATCTGCATACCCCGCTGATCCAGATAGTGAATATGGATGGGAAAAACTCTTCTCCGAGAGACTTTACCTTGCTTACAACCGTAATCATGGGATCCCTGTTCGTGTTGCTCGTTACCATAATATCTTTGGTCCTGAGGGAACCTGGAACGGTGGAAGAGAGAAAGCACCAGCTGCAATCTGCCGTAAAGTCGCTTACCTCCCGGAGCAAGGTGGATCAATCGAAGTGTGGGGAGATGGTCAACAAACTCGTTCCTTCCTGTACATTGACGAATGCATTGAAGCAACTCGAAGATTGATGGACAGTGACTTCCTTGGTCCTGTGAACATCGGTTCTGAAGAGATGGTTACTATCAATCAACTTGTGGATACTGCTGCCAAAGTTGCAGGTAAAACTGTTGAAAAGAATCATATTGATGGACCTCTTGGTGTTCGTGGTCGCAACTCTAATAATGATCTGATTCGTGAAAAGTTGGGTTGGGATTATTCCCAAACTCTTGAAGAAGGTATTCGTAAAACTTATTCGTGGATTGAAAATGAAATTAATCGCACACAGAGGTAATCTAAACGGATCTGATCCTGATACTGAAAATAAACCAGATAAAATCTTGGAATGTATCGAACAAGGATATGATGTTGAAATTGATATTCGTTATGATCCAAAAACTGATGCCCTTTGGTTAGGGCACGACGAACCTCAATATATGGTCAACTGGTATTGGTTAGCAGGAAAGCAAGATTATCTTTGGATTCATTGTAAAGACATTGCAACCCTTCATGAGTTTTCTACTAAGACGGGTGGATATAACTACTTCTGGCATCAGGAAGATGATTATACCTTGACTAGTAAGAATATTATCTGGGCATATCCAGGTAAAACTTATTCAACTAATACTGTAATTGTTATGCCTGAATGGAATAATCCAAATTGGGACAACTTAAAAGTTACTAATTGTTATGGAATTTGTACCGACTATGTAGAAAAACTCACATGAAAATTATTATAACGGGTGCTGCTGGACAAATTGGTTCAAGTTTATCTTGGAGACTTAAGGATAAACATGATTTGGTTCTTGTAGACAATTTAAGAAATGGACACTTCAATAAAATTGAAGATCTTGAATGTCCTTTTTACAATGTGAGTGTAGCATCCCCAGACTTCTTTAATATCTTCTCTGGCGACTATGATGCTATCATCCATCTTGCTGGTGTTACAACTCTTCCTGATTGTGAATGCAATCCTGTTGATACTTTGAGTTCTAATGTCCTTGGCACATCTAATGTCTTGGACTTCTCTAGAAGAAAAGGTATACCTCATGTAATCTTTGCTAGCACGGCAGCAGTATATGAACAGAATAAAGAAGATGTATTAACAGAGGATCTTGATATCAACCCAAGGTTGTACTACTCATTGTCCAAGAAAATGTGTGAGGAGTTAATTGCGTCTTACAGAAAAAACTATGGATGTAACGTCACGACTTTAAGGTTCTTTAATATCTTTGGTCCAGATGGTGATAAGGAGAGACTCAATCCTCCTCTTATCAGCTATGTTCATAGAGAACTGATGAAGGGTTTACCTCCAGTATTGTGTGGCGATGGTGAGCAAGTTAGAGACTTTATCTGCATTGATGATGTTCTAGCAATGATTGAACTTTGTTTGGATAAGAAACCCAATGACACCTTTAATGTTTGTACTGGTGTGACTACAAGTGTCAATCAGATTGCAAAGTGGGTGGCTGAAGAACTGGGACTAGAACATCTTGGTATCAAGTACAGAAAGAGTAATCAACTATGGGATACATACCCAGATCTCTTTGAAGGTCAATACCCATTTGATAAAAATATTGTTGTAGAAGAGACAGAGAAATATACCAAGGGATCGTATGAGAAGGCAAAGAGAATCCTTGCATGGGAACCCAATACAGATATTGAATCTGAAGTTAAGAGAGTGGCGAGGTTGATTAAGTGAAGGTAGCTCTATTATTATGTGGTCAACCAAAGTATCTGGATGACCCTCGTCCTTACCATTTCTTTAAAGAGAACATCATTGATAGGTATGACACTGATGTCTATTGTCAAGCCTGGTTTGAAAAGGGTGCTGAGTATGAGATCACTGCGTTTAATTTAAACGCTCATAGGTTAGATTCATTTACCTCACTATCTGTTCAATCTCCTGTATTAGATAACTCTGATCAAATCATCAAGGAGATTTATAAACCAAAGAAGTATTCCTTTGAACCTCCAAGGAATTTTAGATTTGAGAAGACTGTAGAGGCATGGTTGGATCAAAGGTATACTAACAGGTATGTAAATGTAGGTGTCTGGGATAGGCACAAGTATAGTTGCATCCTATCCTTCTTTAAATCACAACAGGATGTATTGAGTCTGGTCAATAAAGATGATTATGATTTTTTCGTGCTAAGTAGATATGATATCACCATAGATAACTTCTCCTCTGTCATCGATATATCTACACTCGATCCTGAGAAGATGCATCTCCAAAACATTCATGATTCATTTCCTGATGGGATGTATATCTTCTCTAAAAAGTATTTTGACTGGTTCAAAAACTTGTACGATGAGATTCAGACCCTGGATATATTGAAGAGGGTTCCTCACCCATCATCAGAACGATTGAAGAAGGCATCTTTTGGTTTACATTATGGAATGAATTTTGTTCAACCTCACCCCATCAGGATTAATATTCTCAGAGCATGATGAAGACAATTAAAAGAGATAGGTGTGTTCTTGCTGGCACCGATGACTTGACAGAGGTCTATACATTCAAAGACTTCCCTGTATTCTGTGGGTGTGTTGACTCAGAATTGGAGGATGTGTTGTGTGATATGTCATGGAGTGTGTCTGAGTCATCTGGTATCATTCAGTTAAATCAACTTATCCCTCTTGATTTTTTATATTCTGTAGGTCATAACTCAGGCAACATCGGTAAGACCTGGAGAGAACATCATAAAAACTTTTCTGAGTTTATCAAACGAGGGAACTATAAAAATGTATTGGAGATTGGTGGCGCAACAGGTAATCTATTCAATAATTTTCTGACAGAGACCAAGTATTTTACCTGGAATATTTTGGAACCTTGCTCTGAAGTAAAGGTAAGAGATAAAAGACTTAGAGTACATAGAGGATTCCTTGAAAGATATGATTTTGGTGATGAAAAGTTTGATACTATTATCCACTCTCATGTATTGGAGCACACATACAATCCTCTAGAGTTTATTGAAAAGATATCAGATCTAACAGTACTGGGAGGAACACAATATATCTCTATCCCCAATATGAGATATGCTCTTGAGATGGGATATATGAATATGTTGACCTTTGAGCATAGTTACTTTATTGATATTGACTTCCTTAAGTGTATATTAGCAAGAAAACAATTTGTTGTTGATGAGATAGTAGAGAACAACCACTCTATCTTCATTAAAGCAACTAAGGTTGATTACACTCCAGAGTTTGAAGAGTATTTTTCATCACACAAAGAATTGTTTGTCAACTATATTGATAAGATTTTGAAAGACATTGAATCAATTAATCAATCAATGCACTCTCTAGATAATGTATTCTTATTTGGTGGACATGTCTGGTCTCAATATTTGCTATCGATGGGTCTATCCAAAAACATTGTCAATATTTTAGACAACGATGTTGATAAGCAGGACAAGAGACTGTACGGGACGGATCTTATTGTAAAAGACCCAAAAGTGTTGTATAATTACACTGAACCAAAAGTTATAATTCGTGCTGGAGTTTACTCTGAGGAAATCAAAGCACAACTTCTTAGCATCAATCCAACAACGAAGTTTTTATGAAAAAGATATTAGTATGTTTTGTTGGCACAGGAACTTATCTAGAGTTTCTGCCTCAATACTATGAGAAAGTAATGGAGAACTTTTGTCCAGGGTATCTCAAAGATATTCTGGTTCTTACTGATGGTGAACTATCAGATACTCCAGAACACATTATTCTCAGAGAAACAGAACACAAAGTATGGCCTTACATTACTCTCGAAAGATTTAACATTATTCTAAAGCATAGAGATGTTATTGAAAACTATGATTGGTTTGTATTCATGGATGCAGATACGATTGTAAATCAAAGAGTGGAGTATGATGAGTTCTTTGATGAAAGCAAAGATTATCTTGGGGTTCATCACCCTTGCCATTATTTGAAATGGCCTCCACATAATCAACCGTATGGATCGTTTGACAGAACTAACTCTAGAGCAAGAGTTGGTGATGATGATGATCTGAGTACTTATTGGCAAGGTTGTCTGTGGGGAGGGAAGGTTCCTGAAATATTTGCTATCATGGAGGAACTAGATAGTAGAACACAACTTGATCTAAATGATGACATCATTGCACTTTGGCATGATGAAAGTCATTTGAATAAAATATTCATCGAGAACAAAGATAAGGTTAGAACACTCCCCTCTGATTATGCCTATCCAGAATCTTTTGATGATCTTGTAAAAGATCAACTTGAACCAAAGATTGTACATCTTGCAAAAAATAATAGCAAATATCACTCATGACAAAACTTGTTATCTTTGATTTGGATGGTGTCCTTATCGACAGTAAAGATTATCACTATGAAGCACTGAACCAAGCATTAGGACCAGAATATGCAATCAGTAGAGAAGATCATGTAAGCATCTATGATGGTTTGCCAACCAAGGCAAAACTAGAACTTCTTACCAAGAACAAAGGTCTTCCAGTAGATCAGTATGATAAAATCTGGAGAGATAAGCAAGAAGCAACTCTCAAGATTTTTAATGAGTGTGTTGCTAAAGACTATGAATTGATGGGGTACTTCCAGCAGTTGGTGGACTGTGGTTACAAGATTGCCGTTGCTTCAAATAGTATTCGTAATACTGTTAAGATTATTCTTCTTCGTTTGGGATTGCTTGAGTTTGTGGACATGTATGTGTCCAACGAAGACGTTGTTCGTAATAAACCATTTCCGGCAATGTATTGGAAGTGCATGACTGCATTGGGTTCTTTACCTAATGATACGGTCATCATTGAAGATAGTCACATTGGTCGTCAGGGAGCTTTGGATAGTAAGTGCCATCTTGTCCCTGTAGAAAATAGAAAAGATCTTAATCAGAGTAAGATTGATCGAATCAAAAAAATTCTGAATGGTACTAAAGCAAAGGTTGCATGGGAGAGTAAAACAATGAATGTGTTGATTCCTATGGCAGGTGCTGGTAGTCGATTTGCTAGTCAAGGATATACCTTTCCTAAACCTCTGATTGAAGTTAAAGGTAAACCTATGATCCAAGTCGTCGTAGAGAATCTCAACATCAAAGCAAACTATACTTTCATTGTCCAGAAAGAGCATTATGAGAAGTATAGTTTGAATTATCTTCTTCCCTTGATTGCGCCAGGATGTAATATTGTTCAAGTTGATGGTATTACTGAGGGTGCTGCCTGCACCACACTTCTTGCCAAAGAATTCATTAACAATGATGAACCTTTAGTAATGGCAAACTCCGATCAGTTTGTTGAGTGGGATTCTAATGAAACTCTTTATGCCTTCCAGAATGGTGAGGTGGATGGTGGTATTGTTACCTTCCCTGCAACTCATCCCAAGTGGTCTTATGCCAAACTGGGAGAGGATGGATATGTTGCTGAGGTTGCTGAAAAGAAACCGATCTCTGAGCACGCTACTGTTGGTATCTACTATTGGAAGAAAGGTTCTGATTATGTGAAGTATGCGGAGCAGATGATTGAGAAGGATATTCGTGTCAATAATGAGTTTTACGTCTGTCCTGTTTTTAATGAATCTATCAAAGATAAAAAAAAGATTAGAATTAAAGAGATAGATAAGAGTGGTATGTGGGGTATTGGCACTCCAGAGGATCTTAATTATTTCTTAGAGCATTATGATGGAGAGGTTTGAACGTGGATTATCTGGTTGTTTCATTAAAGCTTTAAATCAAAGCACCATTAGAAAATCTAGTTGTAAAGAATATTCTAAGAGATTAATAAGACAAGCAAACAAACAGAAGTATTTTTCGAATTGTAGTCTGACTACTATAGATGTTCCTAAGGTATATGATATAGGTGAGGATTACTTTGATATGGAGTATATACCTGCAGAAACTTTTGATTTGTTTTTTGAAACTTGTGATACCAATAAAGTGAACTTCACACTTAATTGTTTGTTTGAGTATTTTGATTTTCTTATCTCTACCAAAAAGACATTTAAGGAATGTGAAGTAAAAAATAAAATGTCAAGAAAGATTGAATCTTTATCAATCGATAGTAAATTCAAAGATTATCTGTTACAATATAACTACAGTGCTGTGGGAGTACCTAAAACTTTTTGTCATGGTGATCTAACATTCTCAAATATTTTATTCAATGGCAAAAGAGTATTCTTTATCGACTTTCTAGACAGTTACATTAACACTTTTCTTGTTGATTTAGTAAAACTCAAACAGGATCTATTTTACTTTTGGTCTATCAAAGTAAACAATAAGAAATCTCTTAGACTTTATCAATCTAAGAGATTTATTTGGAATAAACTATACGAGAGATATAAAGAATATATTGATACAGACTTATTTAATCTGTTGGATGTAATCAATCTCTTGAGAATACAACCTTATTTGAAAGATAAAAATCATAAGGTGATACTTAAAAATCTACTGGAATCGACTACTCTTTATGAAAAATTTAATCATACCTATGGCAGGGAAGTCATCTAGATTTCCTAATATGAGACCTAAGTGGATGTTGACACATCCAAAACAAAATAGATTTATGGTGATTGAGTCTATTGCCGGAATCAATCTCGACTTCTTTGACAACATCTATTTTGTTGTACTCAAAGAGCATGAAGAGAAGTACCAGTTCAGTGATGGACTGCTCAAAGAGGTGGATGATCTTGGAATTCTTGATAAGACAAAGATTTCTTATCTTGATGAACAGACATCTTCTCAGTCCGAGACTGTATACCAGGTAATTAATAAGGAGAGTATCGAAGGGTTTATTTTTATTAAAGACTCTGATAACTATTATGAATGTGAGATCAGCAATACGAATAATCAGGTTGTATACGTTGATCTAAATGAGAATGAAGATATCAATGCCAAAGGTAAGAGTTACATAGAGGTAGATGATAATAATATACTCACTAATATTGTTGAGAAGAAGATTGTAAGTTCTACATTCTGTTGTGGAGGTTATGGTTTTTCAAGTAGTGATCAGTTCTGTGAGACCTATGAGTCCCTCTCTGATATTGAGGAAGAGTGTTACATCAGTCACATTATCTTTGAGATGATGTTATCTGGTTCGTTGTTTGATTCTACACAGGCATTTGTATACAAGGATTGGGGAACACTTAAAGAGTGGAAGAAGTATAAGGAGACATACAAGACTATCTTTTGCGATATTGATGGCACACTTGTCACTAATACATCACACCAGTTTCCACCATTCATTGGTGAAGGTAACCCCATCCAAAGTAATATAAATTATTTACGTAAACTATACGAATCAGAGAGAGTTTACATTGTTCTCACTACTAGTAGACCTGAACAATATAGACAAATAACTGTAGATGAGTTAGAATCAAAGGGTATATGTTACCATAATATTATTATGGGACTCCCACATTCTCAGAGAGTTTTGGTAAATGATTTTGCTGACTCCAACCCATTTCCATCGTGTATTGCTATCAACATTCCACGTAACTCTGAAAACTTAGAAAAATATTTTTAATATCAAATGAAAATTGCAGCATTGAAGTGTAGTGGCGGATTGAATCAAGGAAATGATTTCATCAACTTTGGAGGACAAACTGTATTAGAAAAACTTTTTCCCAAAGATGAAATAGAATATTTCGAATTTTTTGATTCATTCCTTCCCCACTGGAAAACTAAAGAAATTCTTACCCAATCTACTATTGATTATATTAAAGAAAACTTTGACATAATTTATGTGTTTTCTGGATCTGCAGGATCTCCTGTTCTCTATGAGTATCTCTTCAAAAAGATAGACTCAATCGGCATTCCTTTTGTTTCTCTTGGAATTGGTTGTGGTGGTCAGTATGATGCATCAGAATCTAAGGCAATGAATGACATTTACAACTTACCTAATTGTAAGTATGTAATCACTAGAGATAGTAAGACCTATGAGTTCCTTGAGGATAATGAGAAGGCATTGTCAGGTATGGATATGGCATTCTTTGCCAGAGATACTATCAAACCAAGAAAAGAAAACTCTTCTTTCAACTATGCTGTAGTGAATTATGAACCTGGTGGAAACCCTACAGACGTTGGTGCTGCATATGATTTGAAAAAACAACTAGAAGAAATTTATGATAAAGTTTATATTGTAGAAAACAATGTAAATCCATCTTCTACAGGAATCGATAACTATGTTCAAATTGGATATGCTAGTGATCTTTGGAATTTCTATGCAAACGCTTCTTATGTCGTAACCACTAGAGTTCATACTTGTGTGTGTTGTGTTTCGAGTGGAGTTTCATTTACATATCTTGGAGGAGATAGTGGAGGTAAAAAAGGAAGAAACTGTTTATTTAATGAAATTGGATTGACACTAAAGACAGAAGAAGAGTATATTAGTGAAGAGTATTCTGATAAAATAGATGAGGCAAAGAAAAATTATTTGAATAAACTTGAGGCATTTTTGAATGAATAAAGATATTCTTTTGTATGTTCACAATCCACTTGACGAAAAACTTCTTGATAGATGTTTAGAAAGTCTTATTCAAAAACAATCTGAAGATCTTAGTTGGAATACTTTGTATCTTTATAATGCAGGTACGATTATTGATAATGATTTGATAATCGAAAAGTTGCAAAATATTGAATCTAAAAATTTCTTTTGTGAAGATTTGGTGGTTGTTCCCTTCGATGAAAAGACTCCAAAGTCTCTCTCTGCAGATTTAGAATATTTTTCTAAGTACTGGAATTCTGTCAATGAAGATCCGTCTCAAATACTTTTTCTAAAAATTGATTATTCACTATCAAAAAATTTCCATAAAGCCGTAAAAGAATTGGAAAATCATAATGATTTTTTAATGAGTCTCCCTGTTTATAATTGCAAAGAATGGGTGTCTGAAAATGACTTCTGGTCACTTCTGGACAGTGATCAATATCTTCCGACTGGGAAGGAAATTTATTATAGGGGAGGTGATGTTGGGGGTGAAGAGGGAAATCCTTTTGATGAGCTTAGAGAAGAAGTTAAGTTTATATCTTATGATGGATCATTTGATTATAACTGTCATTATCTTTCTTCCGATAATCTAAAATATTTTATGGGAGGAAACAAAAATAATGTTTCTGTTTCTGATAAATTGACCAATATTGGTAGATTTTCTAAGGTATATAAAACCAAACAATGTTTTGTTGCACATACATGGCATCCTGTAAAATGGCATGATGATAATGTTATTTTTAGAAAACCTGATAAGAATAATTATCGTCCAGATGACAGGAAAAATATTACGGGGCAAAGGTACTGATGTTTGTTATTCCATGCAAATACACCACAAATAGTCCTGTAGTTGATTGTGTCAGAAGTATTCGAAAAAGATATCCAAATGATTTGATTGTAATTGTTGATTCCGATTCTGATGATAAAAGTTATTTTGATTTGGTTGAGGAATATGATGTAGTCATAGAAGACATATCAAATAAAAATTTTTTGGATGGTGCTCTTTGGTATTGCTTTGAAAAATATAAAAATGAGAATTTCTTCTATCTAATTCAAGATAGTATGAAAATCAAAATGAATTTTGATTATGTTGAGGATAGTGATTTTACATGCATATCTTCTTTCCCAAATACTTGTTGGGCAGAAAATTTTGAAGGAGGATCAAAAGCACAAAAAGAATTTGCTAAAAATGCATTATCAAAAACTAATTATGAATATCTTGAATCAGAAATAAATTGGCATCCCGTCTTTGGTATTAGTTTTTTTATTTCTAGGAAACTTCTTGAAAAATTAAAATCTAATAACTTGCATAGATACCTTCCATGTAGTAAAATGGAAATGGAAGCAAGTGAAAGAATATGGGGAATGGTTTTGTATCAAGAAGGAATTGATGTTTTAGATTCTTGTGTAATGGATGTTCCTTTTCATGTAAAATCAAATCCAATAATTAGTAAAGTATTTTTGAGGAGAAAATGAAAATTTTAGTTCTTGGATCTAGTGGTCAGATTGGTGCATATCTTACTGAGTATCTTCGTGGTAAAGATCATGAGGTAACTGAGTTTGATGTCGCTCGTGATTATGATGAAGATCTAACGCAGATTCCTAATCATAATCTCGATCGTGTCATTAAGGATGCAGACTTTGTGTTCTTCCTTGCATTTGATGTTGGTGGATCACGATATCTAAAGAAGTATCAGCACACCTTTGACTTTATCAATAACAATACTCGTTTGATGGCAAATGTCTTTGGTCTTCTAGAAAAGTATAATAAGAGATTTGTATTTGCATCATCGCAGATGAGTAATATGAGTTACTCTCCTTATGGTGCATGTAAAAAACTTGGAGAACTATACACTACTGCACTCAAAGGACTGATTGTTAAGTTCTGGAATGTGTATGGTATCGAGAAAGACCATGAGAAAGCACATGTCATCACCGATTTTATTCGTAGAGGATTTGAGGAAGGTGAGTTTGAGATGCTGACTGATGGTACAGAAGAGAGGCAGTTTTTATATGCCGAGGATTGTTGTGAGGCATTGGAGATGGTGATGGAGAACTATACCGACTTCAAATCAGAAGATCCTCTCCATATTACTTCTTTTAGATCTACTTCTATTAAAGAGATTGCCGATATTATTCAGGGTCAGTTTCACTTGATTGGCAAGTATGATGTAAAAATCAAACCAGGACTTGCTAAAGACAGTGTTCAAATGGATAAGAGAAATGAGGCAAATACATATATTACTGGATGGTGGTTACCCAAAACCACTATAGATAAAGGAATTGCAAAAGTATTTGAGGCTATGAAAAGTGATTGGATTTAATCATATTGGAACCATTGGAAGATTTGGAAATCAAATGTTTCAATATGCGGCACTAAAAGGTATTGCTGCTAATCGTGGATTTGATTATATGATTCCACCCGAAGATCCTAGAGTTCAAATTGATAACTATGGATTGTTAGAGGCATTTGAACTTACGACCAATAAGAATATTGGTTGGATTGAAACTCAAAATATTTTGCAAGAAAGACATTTTCATTTTGATGAAGAGATTTTCAACAACTGTCCCGACAATGTAAGTCTTCATGGATTCTTTCAGTCGGAAAAATACTTCAAGCACATTGAGGAAGATATTCGTAAAGACTTTACCTTCAAGGATAACTGGTTAGAACCTTGTAAAGAGTTTCGTAGTCAGATGGGAGAAGAAGTCATCTTCCTTCACGTCCGTCGTGGAGATCCTGGACTTGCTGATAAGAGAGGTTTTAAGTGGGCATATGTAAATCTTCAAAGTACTCACCCCGTTCAACCTTTGGAATACTATGAAAAGGCACTTGCAGAGTTCGACGATAGTCTGCCCGTGGTTGTGTTTTCTGATTCAATTGAATGGGTGAAGGAGCAATCATTTTTCCAAGGTGATAGATTCATGTTCTCTGAACCAGAAGACAAGCATTCTGATGGAGCATTGGTTCCTTATCTTGATCTGTGCTTGATGTCTCTGTGTGATCATGCTATTATTGCTAATAGTTCTATGTCATGGTGGGGTGCATGGTTGATTCAAAATCCAAACAAAAAGGTAATCGCGCCAAACATGTGGTTTGGTTCTGACTACGCCGATAAAGATACTAAAGACTTATATTGTGAAACATGGAAAAGATTTTAGGGGATAAGAATAAGGCAATCCATAAGGCAAAGGGATTGCCTCCCATATATTGCATCAACCTTGATGAAGAACCCAATAGATGGGAATATATGGTCGATCAATTTGATTATTGGGGAATAACTGACTACACTCATATCTCTGCTTATGATGGTAGAGATGGTAGAGATTTGGGAGACATTTTAAAAGGAAGATATCCAGATAATATGTCTTCTGGTGAAGTTGGATGTACTACTTCACATCTCAAAGCAATGAAGCATTTCTTGGAAACTTCCGATGCTCCTTGTGCTTTGATGATGGAAGATGATTGTGATATCTCCACAATGACATATTGGCAGTTTTCTTGGAAAGATTTTTATAGAAAAGTTCCATATGATTATGATGTTGTTCAGTTGGCGGTCATTAATCCAGCATCTATACATATGAAAATTCATCATAGATTTATCAATGATTTTTCTACAGCGTGCTATATGATCACACGTAGGCATTGTCAGAAGTTGATTGACCTTCATGTACGTGGTGATAAGTATAAGATTGATAATGGAGTTAAACCGAGAGCAGTTGCGGATGATTTGATTTATAACTCTGGCAACACATATGCGATTCCATTGTTTCTTTACAAACTTGAACTTGGATCATCTATTCATCATGATCATGTTGACGTGTTTCACAAATCTAGTCATGATGGTCTCTGGCAATTCTGGAAAAATCAATCACCAGACCTGAAGTGGGATGAAATTTTTGAGTATGACCCATATTTGGGACGGTTACCTCCAGGATTTGAAAAGAAATGAGTATAAATCACTACAGAGGACCCTTGACACAGGTCCTTTTTTGCTATATAATATGTAAAGATTTACAACAGAATGTAAAATGACTGTAACAACTAACGATCGAGGTCAACAAAACATGTGGGCAACTGAACCCGCAATGTACATGACTGATGAAGATCGTCTTAAGTACGGACTTGAGTCTCATGCAGAACGTGCAGAAAAAATGAACGGCCGCTGGGCAATGATGGGATTTGCTGCTGCAGTAATTTCTTATGCCACAACTGGTAGCCTGTTCTTCTTTGGTGTATTCGGTATCTGTGGCACTTGACAATGACTTCAACTTTGTTTACAATAACTAGCATTGCCTTCTTTGTATTGCTGGCATACTCTGTAGAACAATTATCTGAAACATACTAATGACTTTTAATGTTACTCTCCGCACTCCCGACGGCACCGAAACTACCGTTACCTGCGAAGAAGATCAGTACATTCTTGATGCTGCCGAAGAGGCAGGTGTTGATATGAACTACTCCTGTCGAGCAGGTGCTTGTTCCTCGTGTGCAGGCAAAATCGTCTCTGGTACGGTAGATCAATCAGATCAGTCATTCCTTGACGATGATCAAATTGATGAAGGATTTGTCCTCACTTGTGTTGCCTATCCTACTTCTGATGTTACGATTGAAACCGACCAAGAGGAAAATCTTTACTGATGATTGGAAATCTTGAACCCGAAAATAAGGTAATGGAAACACCATCTGTATATGAACAAGTTGCTTCTCTTGCCCAAAAGTTTGGGTGGGAAGATGGTGATGAGATTGTAGTTGAAATGGCAGGAACTCAAGTATCTGGTATTGATGTGGGTGAAGAATATAATGAAAAATGGCAGTCTCCACTTGGTACTAGAAAGTATAATAAAGATGCTTTTATCGTAATCAAAAATCTTTCACGTACACCATTTCAACCTAGTCAACCTAACCCAGAACTTAAAGCACACCATGCCGAGTAAATTTCTTCTATTCTCTAAGGATTCTTGTGGTCCTTGTATGCTAGTTGAAAAGTATATGCGTTCCATTAAGGATGAACGCACCAGTCTTCTTGAAAAGGTTGACCTTGAAGATGTAAGTGATACTCCCATTCCACAAGAGAACCTTGACCTCGCAAAGCGATATGGTGTCACCGCAACTCCTGTTCTCATCATTGCTGATGAGGAAGGAAATAAACTAGAAGAGTTTACTGGTGGTATGGGAATCACCCAGAATATTCGTAAAATGTTTGATCAGTATGCCTAACGAAAATGCCCTCTGGGAGGATATGAGAAAGTTGAACTCCCTTTATGAAGAACTTTGTTGGGGGCACGACGACGAACTAGTCTTCACCCACGACGGTGAAGAAATCATTATCTACAACAAATCAAAGGAGAAAAACAATGAACGAAAAAGCAGAACGTATTAATGGTTGGGCAGCAATGATTGGTGTCATTGCCGCAATGGGCAGTTATGCCGTTAGTGGCCAAATTATCCCTGGTATCTGGTGATGTTGGTACTAGCAACTTGTATGCTAGGTGCCTTTATAATTCACTCAGCATTTAAAAATATTGATGCTGATGATGACGATGACATGGATGGTGGTATGATGATACCCGCATATAACCCAATATAGTTTCAAACTCTGCTCTATATAAAGGGCAGAGTTTTTTAGTATTATGCCTCGTGGTCAAATCGATAAGGATGAGATGAAGTGTTATGTTCTTAAGTTGAAGTATCAGGTGGACAGTGATGAGGGATATCCTGGAGAGAAGGCCATTGCTCAAAAATATCTGAACATGGTACTGGACAAAATCGAGGAGTATCGTCTATAATAGTCAGGTCTTCGGGACACACCACACCTCACACGAGGACTTGACAAGTGGTGGAAACCGTAGTATGATAAATACATCAACACGTTAAGGAATGTAACGTTCTTTAAACTGTTTGTAACACACTTGCTGAAACGGGTCTAACCACCTTACCGAGGCTAAGCAAGTAAAAGATGCCTCTCATGTCTCTGTCTGAGGGTGACAGAGAAATAAGTATCTCCACCATTTCCCTGATGGACCTACTTACTAGTACAAAACAATGACTGCTACACTTTCACGTCAAAAACAATCGAATACTTGGGAACAGTTCTGCAATTGGGTCACCAGCACTGACAATCGTCTGTATGTTGGTTGGTTCGGAGTCCTTATGATTCCTTGCCTCCTTGCTGCTACAACTTGTTTCATCATCGCATTCATCGGTGCTCCCCCAGTGGACATCGATGGTATCCGTGAACCCGTTGCTGGTTCACTCATGTACGGAAACAACATCATCTCTGGTGCTGTTATTCCTTCGTCCAATGCTATTGGACTGCACTTTTATCCCATCT